TGTCAAGTTGATGATTAATGGTAATGGGTTCTATTATGGAAAGCTTATTGCTTCGTATCTACCCCTGAAAGCTGGAGATTTGATGGAACACAGCCATATTACAGCTTCTCCTGCGAACATTTGCTTAGCCACTCAACGACCCCACGTATTCCTAGATCCATGTATGAGCACAGGTGGACAATTGGACCTTCCTTTCTTTTTTTGGAAAGATGCCATGAATATACCTGCGGCGGATTGGAATCAGATGGGACAGCTGTTTATTGAATCGATTAATCCTTTACGCAATGCAAATGGATCCACCGCTGACTTGACGATCACGATTTTTGCTTGGATGAGTGAGGTTGTACTAGATAGTCCTACACTGGTGAGCGCACCAGGTTTAATACCACAAGCAGGTGAGTATAAGGACTCAGATATAATCTCCAGACCAGCTTCTGTGTTGTCCAATGTTGCTAAGGTGATTTCACCGATGATGGGTTCATTGGCACCATATGCGATGGCAGTATCAAATAGTGCAGGCTTGGTGGCTTCTGTGGCGAAGGCAATGGGATATAGCCGGCCAACAGATACAAGTGCGTCAATGAAGATGATGCCCAGGCACATTGCTAATTTGGCTAACTATGATGTTATGGACACGAGCACTAAACTTGCATTGGATTCTAAGAATGAAGTGACAGTTGATACGAGAGTGATGGGATTGGGAGGTTTAGAAGAAACATCTTTTACCTATCTTGCTTCTATCTCAAATTATCTGAGGAGCACTCAGTGGTTGTCAACGCAGACACCAGGTACTAAACTCACGAGTATAAGAGCATGGCCTTTGCATAGGATCGCGCATGGCACCTTGGTAGGTTCAGCTTTTCCTTCATATAGTTTGCCAACCTTCGATTTTGCATTTTGGACGGGAACTTTCATTCTGAAGATCGAGGTTGTTTGTTCATCCTTTCATAAAGGCAGGCTCCAAATAGTATACGATCCCAATAACACAAACGCAGTGCCAGAAGCCAACATTCAGCACACAT